AACGGAGGCAAACCATGAAGAACATTTTTGAAGAAACTTACAGCAGCATTCAGAAAGCAAAAGAAGCCTACAAGGCAGCAGCCACGGAGGAAGCAAAGGAAACGATCAGAAACCAGGCGGAAGACGCAGAAGATCGGATCATGGAAATGGGAAGAGCTTACCGGAAGATCTACCGCGAGTACGAAAAATCCATGGACAACGAAAACGAGTACCTCGACTTCTCCGATGTGATCTGGGACGATGAGGTCGAGCCGCTGATCAAGACCATGAAGGAAAACGGAATCGAGCACTTCACCTACTCCTGCCGGGCAACGGACGCGGTTGAAACCATCTGGCTTTTCAAGCAGGCAGGCTGCATGATCGAAGGCATGATTGAGATCAACGCCAGAAAGAACTTCCTTACCGGCTATGACAAGGCCCACACCTTCCTGATGAGCATTCGTTAAGCCAGGGAGAAGGCGCCCCGCGAGGGGCTTTTCTCGTACAGAAAGTCTATGGATAAATACTTGTAATTCTGCAGGAAATTCCTTGCTATATGCGCCTTTTAGAGCGAATATACACATACCAAAAGAGAAGCGCACGAAGCAAGGAGGATAAAACCATGTGGGAAAAAGGAACACTTTTGATCGAAGGAACAACCGTAAAATACTGCATCAAGCATTACACAGAGCCTTCTGAAGACTACGGAATTGACGGAGGAAGAATCAGCAAGATGCAGCTTAAGGTAAACGGAGAAACGACACTCAATTATGACCGCGGCTGGGACATCGAGCCGGAGGATGAAGCAAGCCAGCTGGCCTACGGAATCCTGATTCACGAATACAACTAGGAAACAAAAGAGAACGGAGCTTACGGCCCTGTTTCTCGTAGAAATAGAACTTATGCAGATCGCCTTTGGCGGTCTTTTATTTTTGCCGCAAAGGAAGTGAATGACCATTGGCAATGCGAAAATTAAAACGCTACAAAGTGACACGCTTCATGGAAGAGACATCCCACTATGACAAGTCTCTCGCGGATTATGCGGTGCTCTTTATCGAGCAGCTCTGCCACACCAAAGGAACCTGGGCCGGAAAGCCATTTGAACTGATCGACTGGCAGGAACAGATCGTCCGGGACCTGTTCGGTGTGATCAAGGAAAACGGTTACCGGCAGTTCAACACCGCCTACGTGGAGATCCCGAAGAAACAGGGAAAATCGGAGCTTGCTGCTGCCATTGCGCTACTTCTTACCTGCGGAGACGGCGAGGAGCGCGCTGAAGTTTATGGATGCGCTGCGGACCGGAACCAGGCCAAGATCGTCTTTGATGTGGCGGTTGATATGGTTCGCTTCTGTCCTGCTCTGTCTAAGCGCGTAAAGATCCTCGGATCGCAGAAGCGGCTTGAGTACCTGCCGACGCACAGCTTTTATCAGGTGCTTTCCGCCGATGTGGCAAACAAACATGGCTTCAATACCCACGGGGTCATCTTCGATGAGCTGCACACGCAGCCAAACCGCAAGCTCTTTGATGTCATGACAAAAGGAAGCGGTGACGCGAGGATGCAGCCCTTGTTTTTCCTGATCACGACCGCAGGGACCGACACAAATTCCATCTGCTATGAGCAGCACGAGAAGGCCCTAGACATCATGAGCGGAAGAAAGCATGATCCGACCTTTTATCCGGTGATCTACGGGGCAGATGAATCCGAAGATTGGACCGATCCCAAAGTCTGGAAAAAAGCGAATCCGTCTCTTGGCATCACCGTAGGAATTGATAAGGTTGAGGCAGCCTGTGAGTCTGCAAAACAAAATCCCGGAGAAGAAAACGCCTTTCGGCAGCTTCGGCTGAACCAGTGGGTGAAGCAGTCGGTACGCTGGATGCCGATGGATAAATGGGATGCCTGCGCATTTCCCATTGACGAAGATGATCTGGAAGGACGCGTTTGCTACGGAGGTCTCGACCTTTCGTCTACAACGGATATCACCGCCTTTGTCCTGGTCTTTCCACCAAGGGATGAAGATGACAAGTACGTGGTTCTTCCGTATTTCTGGGTGCCGGAAGAGACACTTGACCTTCGTGTCCGGCGCGACCATGTGCCGTACGATTTCTGGGAAAAGCAGGGCGTCCTCCAGACCACCGAGGGGAACGTGATCCACTACGGATACATTGAGAAGTTCATTGAAAGTCTTGGCGAGCGGTTCAATATCCGCGAGATTGCCTTCGACCGCTGGGGAGCGGTTCAGATGGTGCAGAACTTAGAAGGAATGGGCTTTACCGTGGTTCCGTTCGGCCAGGGTTTTAAGGACATGAGCCCTCCGACCAAGGAGCTGATGAAGCTCGTGCTGGAAAAACGGATCGCCCACGGCGGCCACCCGGTGCTTCGCTGGATGATGGATAACATCTTCATCCGACGAGATCCTGCAGGAAACATCAAGGCGGACAAAGAAAAATCCACTGAAAAGATCGACGGGGCGATTGCGACGATCATGGCCTTGGACCGGGCAATCCGAGGAGGAAACGACAACGGTGAATCGGTCTATGACAACAGAGGAATTCTGTTTATCTAAGGAAAGGACATATGAATGAGCATCTTATCAGGACTTTTTAAATCAAGGGACAAGCCGAAGGATCTGACGGCAGGAAGTTCCTACCGCTTCTTCTTCGGTGGAACGACCGCCGGAAAACATGTAACAGAACGCTCCGCCATGCAGATCACAGCCGTCTATTCCTGCGTGAGGATCCTTTCGGAGGCGATCGCAAGTCTTCCGCTTCACCTGTATCAGTACACGGATACCGGAAGCAAGGAAAAAGCAATTGACCACCCGCTGTATCCAATCATCCATGATGAACCGAACCCGGAGCTTACCTCTTTCGCATTCCGGGAAGCGCTGATGATGCACCTTCTCCTGTGGGGAAATGCCTATGCCCAGATCATTAGGAACGGAAAAGGGGAGGTAGTCGCCCTTTATCCATTGATGCCTAACCGCATGACGGTAGACAGAGATGAAAACGGAAGGCTCTACTACGAGTACCAGACCTCAGATGATGAAGCACATACGATGAAGGGGTCTCTTGTTCGGCTTTCTCCAAAAGATGTGCTGCATATCCCGGGTTTAGGGTTTGATGGCCTCGTCGGATACTCTCCGATTGCGATGGCAAAGAACTCCATCGGCATGACCATGGCCGCGGAAGAATACGGCGCGAAGTTCTTTGCGAACGGTGCGACGCCAGGAGGTATTCTGGAGCATCCCGGAGTCGTGAAAGACCCCGAGCGCGTCCGGGACAGCTGGAACTCTGCTTTCGGAGGCTCCGCCAATTCCAATAAGGTAGCGGTTCTAGAAGAAGGCATGCACTATACGCCGATCTCCATTTCTCCGGAGCAGGCACAGTTCCTCGAGACAAGAAAGTTTCAGATTGATGAGATCGCAAGGATCTTCCGGATTCCACCTCATATGATCGGAGACCTTGAGAAAAGCTCGTTTAACAACATCGAGCAGCAGTCCCTGGAGTTTGTAAAGTATACGCTTGATCCCTGGGTCTGCCGCTGGGAGCAGTCCATGCGAAAGGCGCTTCTTTCTGATGAGGAAAAGAGGCGTTACTTTTTTAAGTTCAACGTGGACGGGCTCCTTCGGGGTGACTACGAAAGCCGCATGAACGGCTACGCCACTGCAAGACAGAACGGCTGGATGAGTGCGAACGACATCCGGGAGCTTGAGAACCTGAACCGAATCCCTGAGGAAGACGGCGGTGATCTGTATCTGATCAACGGAAATATGACAAAACTAAAAGATGCCGGTATCTTCGCAGGGAATGCGCAAGCAGAAGGAGCAAAGGAAGCAGAAGAAAATGAGAAACAGGAGCAGTCATCCGATTTTGATGACCAGCTTCATGGAAGGAGGAAGAGCTCTGTATGAACAGACAGTTCTGGAAATGGGTGAAAAATATGGAACCGGATCCCTTCGGGTCAGACCGCACGCTCTACTTAAGCGGTGAAATCTCCGATGAGACCTGGTACGGCGATGAAGTCACACCCAAGATGTTTAAGGATGAGCTGGAAAGCGGCAAGGGAAACATCACGCTTTGGATCAACTCTCCCGGAGGAGATGTCTTTGCGGCTGCCCAGATCTACAACATGCTGATGGATTACCCATATGACGTTACGGTAAAGATCGATGTTCTGGCAGCATCCGCGGCTTCGGTCATTGCGATGGCAGGAACCAGGGTCTGCATGAGCCCGGTAGCCATGCTGATGATCCACAATCCAATGACGATCGCCATCGGAGACAGCGAGGAAATGCAGAAAGCTATCGACATGCTTTCTGAAGTCAAGGAGTCCATCATGAACGCCTACGAGATCAAGTCCGGACTGTCCCGGAACAAAATCTCAAAGCTTATGGATGCCGAAACCTGGATGAACGCAAAGGAAGCAAAGAAACTGGGATTTGCGGATGACATACTCTTTTCAGGCGATGCGGAAAAGGAGCTGGATGCTGGCGATGAAGACAGCGGTCTTGAAATGCTTTTTTCAAGAAAGGCCGTCACGGATTCGCTTTTATCCAGGCTGATTCCTAAGAAACCAGAAAAGACAAAGGAAC